TTCAAAAAGTCTTACAAGAAGCAATTGTTACTATATGTGGTTGCCAAGACATTTCTAAAATTAAAACTAAAAGAGATGTTGAAAGATTTATGAATTGGACTGGAATGGATTTAATTGATGAATTGAATAACAAAAGATTAGATGATGATGATATTAATGATGTCTATAATGGAATTCGAACTTTGTTAGAAAATAAATTAGTTGAAAATATACCATTTTAAAAATCGAAACACCTCAAGAAATTGGGGTGTCATATGTTAGAGGTGAAAACATATCTGATGAGATACCTCAAAGAATTAAAATTATTTGGATGTATAAGTAAGGGAATTAAGTTCACACAATAAAGCCACAGTTGGAGATGATTACTTCAACACAAAAAACTGGAATGAGTGAGACTATGTCGGGAACTTAGTTCCTTTACTTATATAGAATTTTAATAGGAAGGAGAGAAAAATGCTAAACGAAATAAATTTATATGCGGTTGATACTATTATAGAAATTGGAAAAGCTTTTGAAAAACAAGGAATAAAATTAAGTTCTTTATTCATCAAAAACAATCCAGAATTAAAAGTATCTAAAAAAGTTTTAGATTTACATAGTCACGACCTTAATCATAGTGAAGGCAAAACAACTGCTTTTTGTATGATTGACAACGACGAAAAATTTCATAGAATGTGGTTTAAACTTGTGGGATATCGACATGAACAATTTGATAATTGGAAATTGTTTAAGGAAGATATTGAATATAAAAGTTGTGAATAATTAAATAATTATTGCTCATTAGAAATAGTGGGCAATTGTGATTTAATTGATGGAGAAAAATATGCATCACAAAGGTGGAAAAAGAGAAGACCGAATTCAAGAAAGAATGGATAAAATGGTTTCTAAAATTGCCAAGCTTAAAGAAGAAAACAAACAACTTCAAGCAAAAGCAAATTCAATTCATGAAATGTATGAGCCAATTATTGGCAAATTGCATAGAATGTATTGTGTACCAAGCCAAGCCGATGAGCTTATGGCTGAAGTTCTTAATGCTTTAAGCATAATTGAAATCGATCGAAATTAAATAATTATTGCTCATTAAAAATAGTGGGCAATTGTGATTTAATTGACGGAGATAAAAATGATAATAATGGAAATGACAGACAGTGAAGCAGTTGGAATGTTGATGAGTGATGACAATGCAGGTTGGACAGTTAACCAAGCTTGGGGTTTGGTTGAGTTTCTTAATGATGTTCATGACGAAGACAATCCATATTCAATGGACGTGGTAGCTTTAAGGGGTGAGTTCAGCGGTTATAAATCAATCGATGAAGCAGCTCATGACCTACAAGTTCCAGTTGACGACCTATATGATGATGCATTGATTATTCAATGTGACAACGAAGAGGTTGTTGTTCAATACTAAAATCGAAACGCCTTCGGGCGTCATATGTTAGAGGTGAAAACATATCTGATGAGATACCTCAAAATTTTAATTAGGGAGACAAAAATGAATAATCCAATAAATAAAGAAAGAGCGGATAAAATCAAAAAAGGCTTAATTAATTTTAGATTTGAATATTTAACATCCTTTAAAGATGTTGATAATGGTCGATATGTTTGGCTAAGTACTAGTCCAAGTGGGGAATATTTTATTGTTGAAACTGAACATTCAAAAACAAGATACTATAAACGTTTTTATGATGCTTTAAAATATTTTGAAAAAAATCAAGGCAGCGAAGAAACATGGCTTGATTTATCTTGGCCAATGTCTTGGGCATTTGGACATGATGACGATTCAATTTTAATTGATGAGCTTGATTCGGTTGAATTACATGAGCTAACTAGAGAAGAATAAAAAAAAACGAAACGCCTTCGGGCGTCTTATACCGGTCGTGAAGGTATAACTGATGAGATACGACAAAAAGTTTATGGGACGTGCGTTAGAAAATATGAGTATGGAGGAACACTAATTCCACCTAATAGAGATAATTCCAGAGGAATATTTCTTTGACTTCGGTTTATTAGGCAAGGCTTACGAGGGGTGTTACCGATGAAGTACAGAGGGCAAAAGAGGAAATGCTTAAAGTGTGTGATTACACCACGAAGCCATCAAATATTTGAGCAACGAAAAGAGAAGAGCTGAACTCGGGCAAACCTGGCCAGGTGAATCTTTTCGAGTCCCACCAATTTAAAGAATGGAAGCCAGATGAATATCTGGTGTATAGGGTTCGATTCCCTACCTGGTGGCCCAAGGTGAATACTTTGGTGAGAGGGTTCGATTCCCTCTTTTTAATTTTTAAAAGTTATGCGGATGTATAAGTAAGAAAAATTTTATAATAACGGAGATACAAATGAAAATTAAATACGATATAAAAGAAATAAATCCAACAACTATTAATGAAATTCGTGAAATTATTAAAAATTCACTTAATGTAATTATGGAAGACAATGGATTAGTTCTTGATTTTGGTAATGCTACTTATGATGAAGATAGTGTTAAATTTACAAATTTTAAAGTTAGATTAGCTAGTGCTGACACTGAAACAATGAAATTTCTTAAATTAGAAAATAATCATCGTGTTTTGCAAGGAGAAAAGCCTTTTGACTTAGAAAAAGAAGGTACTATGAACGGTCGACAATACACACTTGTTGGATACAATCATAGAGCAAGAAAAATGCCATACATTGTTAAACGTGTTATTAGTGGTGATGAGTTTAAAATTGCCGAACATACCGCAATTAGAATGTTTGCATAATAATCGAAACACCCTTCGGGGTGTCTTGTACCGGTCGAGAAGGTACAACTGATGAGATTCGACAATAAATTTACAATAATGGAGATATAAATGAAAGAATTAACTGAAAATATGTATCAAGGAACTGTTGGATTTATAAATAATATTATGGACGATGGTCGATTATTTTATTTATACGATAGATGGCAAGATGAAAAGAAATATGAAGATTTTGCCGATTATATTGAACAAACTAAAGATTTTATTGAAGAATTTGGTCTAATATTTGTTAAAATGACTAAAAATTTTAAAATTGTTGTAAGAAATCTTGACACACTTGTTGAAATAAAAATAAATAAAAGTAATGCAAATGTTACTTATATAGGTGAAGAGTAAATGAATGATTTAATAATGACAATTTCGCATTTAATTATGGGAACAATCATATTTGTGGCCGTGAAAACGGTCGCAATTCATTTATTTTAATAAAAACGGAGATAAAAATGCAAAATCATGAAAAAGCAACAGTAAAATACACAAAAGAAGACGCAATAATTACTATGCCTATTGAAAATTATAGGAAAATGTGCGGATATTTCAATACATTTAATGAAGCAATGAATGAATTAGGTGAAACAATGGATTTTCGTTTAAGCGAATTAAGTTCCATGGATTACTTAAGATTTTCAATGCAACATAATTTAGGTTTTGAAAAAATTAAAGGGCATTGGTCGGATTATAAAATACCTGATCGAAAATAAAAACGAAACGCCTTCGGGCGTCTTATACTAGTGCTGAAAGTATAACTGATGAGATAGCACAAATTTATACGGATGTATAAATATAAATGGAGAAATAAAGCATGAATATATTTTATTTTGATAAAAATCCTGTTGAAGCTGCAAAAGTTCAACCTGATAAAATGTTAGTTAAAATGGTGCTTGAGACTGCTCAAATGTTGTCTACTGCGCATAGAGTGCTTGACGGAGATGGATATGCCGATAAGCATTCTTTATACAAATTAGCTCATAAAAATCATCCTTGTTCGATCTGGGTTAGACAATCCAAAGCGAATTATGAATGGTTATACCAACATTTTATAGCTTTGTCCGAGGAATATACAGAACGTTATGTTAGAACGCATTTAAGTTACACAAAACTTAAAGATGCGCTCTGGCAAACGCCTTTTAATATTCCGATCGGCAAAATTACACCACTTGCACAGGCTATGCCAGATATGTATAAGCATAAAAATCCGGTGACCGCTTATCGTAGATATTGTATCCACGAAAAGCATTACGCTGCTTGGAATGAAATGCCTGAACGGAAGCCAACGTGGTGGTGCAAAAATAAATACAAGGTAAACGCATAATTAATTATGTATCACTATATGCATAAAAGAAATAGGCGGAGAAGTTATGAATGAAATACAAGTTCAATGGAATGAAAATAGACCGGCTGATAAACCTAATATAGGAATAGAAGCCTTAATATTTCAGATAGAAAATTGGGGTAAAGACAGAAAAATAACAATAAATGGAAATCCAATAACTCAAGCAATTAAAACCCTGGAAGAAACGCATGAGTTGTTGGAAGCTGTTAATTGTAACAACCAACATGAAATAAGAGATGCTATTGGAGATATAATAGTAACCCTTATAATGCAATGTAAACTTCAAAATATGACTATTGAAGAATGTTTATTCTTTTCATTTCAAGAAATTAAAGATCGAAAAGGTGAATTAAATGAAGTAGGCGATTTTATTAAAGAAAAAACGGAGCAATAAAATGGTTAATAAAAAAATGTTAATAACAGATGTTATTGATAAAATTGCAAAGTTAGCAGTTAAAAGCGAAGATTTAGAAGTTATTGTAAGTTCTACAGCTGCTTTAAAAACTTTAGATATATTGCAAAAATTAGGTTTTAAGCATATATCTGTAGATCAATACGCGGATGTATAGTTATAAATGAGGGAGATATAAATGGAAGAATTTAAAAAATTTGATGGCGGCAAAACTCGTTATGATTTAGTTCCGCCTAAAATAATTCAAGGTATTGCAGAAGTTTTAACATTTGGCGCAAATAAATACGGCGCTTATAATTGGAAATCTGTTGATGACCCTGAAAGATACGTTGGCGCTTTGTATAGACATCTCGAAGCCTATCGTAAAGGTGAAATAGTTGATCCTGAAAGTGGATTTACTCACCTAGCTCACGCTAGTACAAATCTAGCATTTTTAATAGAACTCGGTTACGAGTCAAACAATTGGAGTAAATAATGAAAGCACACACTAAAATAACAGCACATAATTTTGGCAAACACAACGATGCAAGAAAAATGCTAATGAGGTATCATGGCATTAGCAGTCGTTCAGCTGCTAAAGCTCTTAAATATATAAATAGTTTTAAATAACATTATGTATATTGATGAGGTGTATAAACAGCTTGTCGAAAAAGTTTTAACCGAAGGCGTTCAAAGAAATACTAGAAATGGTGAAACTTTGAGCGTTTTTGGTACTAGTATTAAATTTGACATAGCTGAAACAGGACTTCCTTTATTAAGTTATAGGGAGATTTTTACTAAAGGTATAGTGGGAGAGTTTTTAGGCTTTTTACAAGATGCTAAAACAGTTGAAGAATTTGAAGCCTTAGGTTGTCCATATTGGAAACTTTGGGCAGATAAAAATGGTAAACTTGAATTAGATTACCCACCCAGAGAACAATGGGAAGCTTTGATTGAAGGTATTAAGAAAGATCCAAATAGCAGAAGACATATGATTAATTTATGGAATTCTGAACGTTTGGATAAACTTAGTTTGCCTTGCTGCCATTTTAATTACCAATTTTATGTTAGAAATGGATTTTTAGATTTAATTTGGACACAACGAAGTTTAGATGTAGCTATTGGGTTACCCAGTGACTTAATTCTTTCGGCGTTGTATTTATCTGAAATAGGTAGAAAAACTAAATTAATTCCTGGAAAAGTAATTATGAATTTTGGTGATACTCATATTTATCAAGAGCATTTACAAGCTATTGAAGATATGATTACATACAGAATTCCAAATCATTCTAAAATAAAGTTTAATTGGGACGGAAAAGAACTTATATACCACGATTATTTTCCTTATGATAAAGTTGATTTTAAATTAAAGGAATAATAATATGTATGATGATGATGGAAATGAATTGTGGGATTATAGATCGAGAATATATAATAGAAAAGTAATAAAAGTTTTTATAAAAGAAGCAGAAAATTTGCTTGGTAATTTAATGTACTTTAGAAAACGTTTTACAGGAGAAGGAATTCCAGAAAAAGCCGAAGCGGTTGTTTTTGAAGGATTAACTGAAGACGAATCTAATACATTAGATCATTTAGAAAGATGTATGCACGATAAAGCTTTTGTGGTTCCAAAATGGATTAAATGGTAATTATAAATATAAGGATAAATTATGATAAAATATGTAGTAATAATTTCTATGCTTGCTTTAGTTGGCTGCGGCGAACTTGAACAACAAATGATCGAGCATCAAACTAGAGGGCAAATAGAATGTGCGCCTGCAGATGCTCAAGGATGCATAGGCTGGTTAGGAAATAAACCTATAATGGTGGAGGAAGAGGTATGAGTGGTTGGACTTTGAGCACTTTGCCAGAATGGATAATGTTTGGTCAATTATTAGTTTTAGGATTTGTTTTAAGCTTAATAATTTTAGATGCATAAATTCGAAACGCCTTCGGGCAACACGAAACGCCTTCGGGCGTCTTAGAACAGAGTTGAAGTTCTAACTGATGAGATAACTCAATTAATACAAGGAGAAATATGAAAACGATCGAAGAAAAAATGTTAGAAGCTAATAAAGCAAGAACTGAAATACTAGCAGACAATCCAGAGATTAATTCTAAATGGACACCTGATGCTATAAAAATAGTAAAATCTAAAAAAGAAACGGAAAGGCCCGTACCATTAGCGCCTTTGTCTCCTTTTTCAAATTATGATGATAGGCATGATTCGGATGCTGAAGAATTTAGAAACGAATCTAAACGTAAAGATTTTGATGCTATGAAAGATGCTGGCATGTCAATGAGTGATTTCTTATGAAATTAGTTAGACGAACTTTTAAAGAATTAGCTGAACATGTTAAAAATCAAAAAAGCAAAACTGATTTAGAATGGGATTTGTTAGATAAAAACATTAATGGTAAAGAAAATGTTGGTAAAGAAATAAAAAACTATGTAAAACCAAGAAATTTTTGGAAAAAAGATTGGAATAGATAGGAGTAATAAATGGATTATAAAAATAATAAAGCAAAAAATAAAACTCCAATAGATAAATTATTATATTGGGTTATTTTTAAAATAGCCTATCATATAGGATTTGTTTATTATCTTATAAAAAGATTGATTTTGCGTAGATAAAAGGAGGGATAGATGGAAAATAGAAGAGAAACATTGCTTCTACAAATAACCGGTCAAATAAATCATATGACCGCTGCTATACCTAGGGGACCTAAGTCTGCTTTTAGAAAAGTATTATTAGGGACAGATAATGTTCGGGGTTTAGCAAAGTTAATTTTAGACCACACAATAAAAGCAATTTCTAAAGGAACGGGATTAACTACGGCAGCTGAAAGTCTTGCTATTGAAATGAACAAATTTACGACGTTTAATTTAAAAGCAGGCACTAATAGAAAAGTTAAATACGCTTTAATATCGGCTGGAGTAGAAGCATTTGGTTCTTTAAAGTCTTTAAATTATATAGACAAAGTAACTGAAAGACAAGGAGTTATGAAATTAAACAAATTAGACTTTATAAATGAAAATAATTTATTATTTGATTATTTTAAAGAACAATTAACAATTTCAGAATTAGAACTTCCTAAAGAAGAATACACTTATTGGACCCATCCAAGAAAAGATGGAAGAACAATTGTTAAAAAGATGCCTAAATCTTTAACTTCTCAATATACGCATGCAAAAATGCCTAAAGTTTATGCAGCTTTAAATGCTTATGGCAGCACTAAATTTCAAGTAAACGAGGATTTATTGCCAATATTATTGCAAATGGATGAAAATAAGCATAAATTTATTCCTAAAGCAACTGATGCTGAAGAAGTTTCTAATGCTTTGTATTCGTTAATGAAATTTAGAAGAATTTCAGATTTTGTAGGAGAACAAGCAAAAAAGTGGTATTTAGCAAATGTAAGTCAGCAATTAATGAAAAAAGGCTTAACAACTGTTCAAATAGATGGAAGAAGCAAAAAATATAGCAAAAGAAAAGCTTCAGGTTGGTTTAAAGAAAAAACAAGCGAACCTCTTGATCTTGTAAGGGCCTCGTCAAAAAGATATGAATTTGATAAAGTAGCTTTTATGGCGCAAAGAATGCGTAATAAAACTTTTCATTATGATTTTCAATTAGATAGTCGGGGGCGTATGTATCCTGTTGTTAATTATTTTGAGCCAACAGGCTCTGATTTAGCTAAAAGTTTGTTAATTTTTAAAAATGGTGCATCTGTAACCGATGATGTTTTATATAATTTAGCGGTTCATACAGCAAATTGTATGGGAGAAGATAAATTAGCTATGGATGATAGAGTGTTATTTGTATGGGTGCATATGGATGAAATTTTAGAAGCTGCAGAAGATTTAACAAATTCAAAATGGTTAGATCAATTTAAAAATGAAAAGAAATCTAAATTTCAATTAATGGCTGCCGTACTAGAATGGAAAAAATATCATGAGCAGGGTGAAAGTTATGTTTGTCATTTGCCAATTGGATTAGATGCAACTAATTCTGGTTTGCAAGTTTTATCAGCCGTAACTAGAGATACTGTTGGTGCTCAAGAAACTAATGTTATCAACCATCCAACCCAAGAAATTGGTGATGCTTATATGGTAATTGCTAATTCTGTGTTAAACGGCGGATTTGCTTATAAAAATTATGAAAATTTAGGTAATAAAGCCTGGCGTAAGCTATGTAAAAGACCTACTATGTCATATTATTATGATGCGGGAAGAGAATGCATTCAAGAACAAACTTATGATGATCGCAGAGAACATGGTTTTAGCGTGTTGTCAGAAATGAGTTTTGATGATGCTTCTTACGTAGGTACAGCAATTTACGATGGCGTTGAATCAGCATTTCCTAGACAAACTCAAGCTAAAGAAGCATTAAAGCTTGGAGTTGAAGAAGCTTTAAGAAGAAATAACGGCAAAGCTTTAGTAACTTGGAAAACTGAATCAGGATTTACAGCGTTTCAAGATTATTCCAGAATTGAAACAGGAAGAGTTAATTGTAGTTTTGCTGGAAAATTAGTACAATTGTCGTTTCAATTGTTTATAGATAAACCAATGAAAAGCGATCATGCTAAAGGAATAAGCGCTAATTTCGTGCATTCACAAGATGCTGCGTTATTAACATTAACTATAGCTAATTTAGCTGATAAAGGAGTTGAATCGTTTATGATGATTCATGATCAATTTTCTGTTAATGCTGCAGAAACATCATTATTGTTAGAAACATTTAAAGAAACATTTATTGAAATCTTTGAAAAAGATCAATTAGGTGACACTCTTAAAACGTTTGGGCTGCATGCTCATCCAGTAATGTATGGTAATTTAGATATACAAGATGTGAAGGAAGCTAAATATATAATCTCGTAAGAGGTTAGGCTTCCTCACATATAATTAATAAGGAGTAAAGTATGGCAAGCGAATTTGAAGAGCTATGCGAGCATTACGGACTTAGCACAGGAGACCCAGAAGCTATTGATAAATTAATATTTTTAATTAATAGAACAGACGGCTCACGAGATGAAGAATTTTATAATGATCAAGGATTTTTTGTTGATGAGGATCTTTTGCCTAACGACGATGAAATGTTAGATGATTAGTTACGCGGTTGTATAGTATATATTAAAAATAGGAGATATATGAGTACATGCACAAGTTGTAAAGTAGAGCTTGTTGAAGGAACTAATTGGTCAGTAAAAGGCAAACATAAGTTCTGTAGAACATGTTTTAAAATAAAATACAATAAAAAGCGAATGTTCTTGGATGGAAAATATATTCCCATTACAAGCAAAATTCATAAACCTGGAATATTTAAATCGTTAGATGATGCATGGTCACATGCTGAATTAGACAGCAAAGATATTTCCGGCGAAATTTATATTATGATTAATAAAGCTTTTAAAGGCTGGGTTAAAGTTGGTATGAGTATTAATGCTAAAGATAGATTAAATAAATACCAAACTGGAGATCCGCATAGGTCTTATAAATTGTATAGTAAATTTTATACTGAAGATAGACATGAAACTGAGGGACAAATTCATCAAATTTTAGGAACTAAGTACAAACGACAAAACGAGTGGTTTAATGCTAGTCCCCAAGAAATTGAATGGATTATTTCTCAATATTTTGGAGTAAGATATGAAGAAACAAATGAAAGCGCTAATTGACGGAGACGTATTAGTATATTGGTCAGCAAATTGGGGCCAAACTAATTATTTCGATGTTGTAAATAGTGGTGGCGAAGTGCTAGATTCAAGAGAAAGTAAAAGATTTGCTCAAGACTCAGCTAACGATTTAATGGATTTTGGCGATGAAGAATTAGAAATTGAAGCTGGAGATATTCGTTTAACTAAATGGAAATCGTGTGTTGAATTTATTGACAATTTTATTTTAAAAATAGCACGAGAGGCACAATGTGAAACTTTTGAAATTCATTTATCGGGAGATACTAATTTTAGAAAAGACATTGCTGTAACTAAGCCTTATAAAGGAAATAGAACTTCTGAAAAACCGTATTATTACCAAAAAGTAAGGAATTATTTAATTGATAAATATGATGTGGTTATAAGCGTTGATGAAGAAGCGGATGATACTTTAGCTATTGCCCAAACTAAAGACCCTGATGGTACATGCATATGCACTGTAGACAAAGATCTTTGGATGGTTCCTGGCAATAAATATAACTTTAGAAAAGAAGAAGCAAGTTATGTAACAGAGTTTGACGGCATGAGATCAATGCAATTTCAAATGTTAACTGGTGATTCTGTAGATAATATTCAAGGCGTTCCTAAAATAGGAAAAGTAACTGCTGAAAAAATATTAGCTGCAAATCCTGAAATTGATGATGCTTGGGTTGCAATTGCTAAAGCTTATAAAAATGCCTATGGAGAATTTCACAAATGTGTGATGGTTGAAATGGGAAGATTGCTTTGGATGAGAAGAGCAAAAAATGAAATGTGGAATCTTCCACAAATATTAAGAAAAGGAGAAATATAAATGGCAAATTTATTAGAAAATGTTGAATTAAGTTGGTGTTTTCTCGACCCTAAAAATCCTCAATTAAATTTTGAGAAAAAACAATGGTCAGCAACAGCTAATGTTGATAAGAAAACAGCTTCAGAATTTAAAAAGAAAGGTTTAATACGTTCTTTACGCCCGGTTGAAGATGCAGATGGTAATGAAACAGGGCAATATAAGCTAACTTTTAAGGCAAATGCGGTTACCGCAGGCGGGAAAGAGCTTAAAGCACCGGGGGTATTTACTAAAGATGCCGCAGGTTTGATTGTTCCTTTAGTGGGTGTAACTGTGGGTAACGGATCTAAAGGAACTATTTCTTATGACACGTACGATTGGAAATATAATGGAACTAGTGGTACTTCTATGTCGCTTAAAAACGTTTTAGTATCTGATTTAATTCCTTATGAAGCTGATATTCCTCCTGGCTCGGAATTTGGAACTATTGAAAAAGGCGCTGAATTTGTTGAAGCATCGCCGTTTAAAGATGATTCTGAATTAGATCTTGACATTGATGCAGATGATGAGTTTTAAGTAAGAACCCCTCGGTAACTTTCTTGGAGGAGAGAGTTACTCGAAACACCAGGTAAAACTGGTGTCATACGCTACCGTTGAAGGCGTATCTGAAGAGATAACGGATATAAATAATATAAAAGGAGACACGCATGAAAGAACAACCAGGCATATTTATTCGCCATGAGGCTTGTCCAGCTTGTGGATCGAATGATAACAGAGCTGTGTATGACAACGGTAATAAGTTTACTTATTTCTGTTTTGGATGCGAAGATTCTGGCTTTGTAAAAGAAGAAAAAACAAATAAACAAACACAAGGAAATGAATTTATGAATAAAAAAGAAACAGTAAAAGAAATAAATAGCTTTCCTGTAAGAGGTTTTAAAGAAAGAAAAATTAAGAAAGCAATATCTGAGCTTTATGGAGTTAAAGTAGGTTATAGCGAATCTGATGGCACAACTATTCAGTTTCATTATTATCCAGTTACTAATAAAAGCAAAGTTGTTGGTTTTGAAAAAAGAGAAGTAGCAAATAAAAAGTTTACAGCTATCGGCTCAGTTAAAAATAATGATGAATTATTTGGACAATCTAAGTTTCCACCAGGAAGCTCTAAGAAAATTGTAGTAACCGAAGGCGCTTTAGACGCTATGTCTGTTCAACAATTATACTTAAATAAACAGCAAGAATGGCCAGTAGTATCAGTTATTAATGGAGCAGGAAATGCAAGAAAACAAATTCAAGCTAATTTAGAATATTTAAATAGTTTTGAAGAAGTTGTTTTTATGTTTGATGCAGATGAGCAAGGGTATGATGGAGCAAAAGCTTGTGCTAAAATTATTCGTACAGGCAAAGCTAAGATAGCTGCATTGGGTAGACATGGAAAAGATGCTAATGATTATTTAAAAGCAGACAAATTGTATGAGTTAGAAAAAGCCATATGGAATGCTGAAGCTTACTCTCCTGCAGGAATTGTAAATTCTGCCGATACATGGGCATTATTTAATGAAGATAGGAGAGAAGATTCGATACCATATCCAAATTGTTTTGGTGAAGTTAATAAAATGACTTATGGGCGAAGAACTGGCGAATTAACAATATTTACAGCAGGCACAGGAAGTGGTAAATCTTCATTTGTTAGAGAAGATATTTATCATATTCTTCAAACAACAAATATTCAAATAGGTATTGTGTCCTTAGAAGAATCTATTAGAGAAACACTTGATGGACTTATTGGATTGCATTTAAATAAACGTATAACTTTACCTGACGTTGAATTTGATCGAGAAGGCAAAGAAGGCAAAAATGCTTGGGAAGATGTTGCTGGTGAAGGTAGATTAACTTTACTTGATCATCAAGGCTCGGTTAGCGATAATTCATTAATGGAAAAAATTGAATTTATGGCGGCTAGCGGATGTAAATTTATATATTTAGATCATATAACATTAGCTGTAAGTGAGGTTGATGGAAGCGTTAATGAGTCAATGGATAAATTAATGTCTGATTTATTAAAATGCTGCAAGAAATTTGATGTTTGGATTGGAGTAGTTTCTCATTTAAGAAAAACAGGTGGTGGCACCAAAACATTTGAAGAAGGAGCTAATATAACTGAAGATGCGCTTAAGGGCTCAGGTTCACTTAAACAAATTGCTTTTCAAATTATTGGTTTTAGCAGAAATAAATATGAAGAAGATGAGTTTGAAAGACAAAAAGTTAAAATCAGTGTGCTTAAAAATCGTTTTACAGGATTTACAGGCCCAGCTGGTTATGCAAGATTTGACAGCGATACAGGTAGATTAACTAATGTACCAGTAGAATTTAGTCAATTATAAATAAAAGGAGATATAAATATGAATGAAAAGCTCGTAGTTGATCTGGAGGCAAATGGCTTCCAGAATGATGTTACTAAGCTATGGTGCATCAGCATGTTTAATATAGAGACGAAAGAAAAAGAAACCTTTACTGATTATAATAGTAATTATAGAGGCATTAAAGAAGCTCTTAAAATTATGTCAACAGCTAAACAAATTATTGGACATAATTGGATTGCGTACGATCAAGTAGTTTTAGAAAAGTTGTATGATTTTAAAACTAGTGCAACTCTTGTGGATACTTTTCTAATGTCTCAATTATTAAATTTTAATCGTAAGTTAGGGCGAACAAAAGGTAGGCACAGTTTAGCTCAATGGGGAGAAGCTTTAGGAGTTTTTAAACCTGTTCAAGAACAATGGGAAGTGTACGAAGACGCAATGCTTAATAGATGCGAAATGGATGTGCAAATAAATGTTCGTGTTTATATGCAATTAATGCAAGAATTTAAAAATTCAGGCATTCCTAAATCTGTTATTCAACGCGAATTTGCAATTGCTAAAATTAGTGCTCAGCAAGTAAAAAATGGCTGGTTAATTGATGAAAGATTAGCTTTAAGACATATAGCTTTTCTTAAGAAAGAAATTGAAACGCTTAGAGAAAAGATTGAGCCTTTAATGCCAAAAATTGTTAAGTGCCCAAGTGTTTGGGTTACTAACTTTGAATGCAATCAAATTTTAGGTACTAAATTTGTTAAATATGATGCTGACTTAAAAGAGGGTCAACGTTTAAAAATGCCTGTTTTACCAAGATATACTAAAACAGGGGCTTTGCATTCGGCACAAGCTAAATGGCTTGGTGAAGGAGTAAAAGTTTGTGGTCCATATTGCAAAGTAGAATTTCACGATGCTAAATTAACACAACATAGCGAAGTGAAAAAATTACTATTTAAAAATGGTTGGAAGCCTACTGAATGGAATATGAAACGAACTGCTGAAGGAAGAATGATAAGAACTTCAGCAAAATTAACGGAGGATTCTTATGCGTCTATTAAAGGCACTCTTGGAAAAGATATCGCTCTTCATGCTACGTATCAGCATCGCCTTAATACTCTTCAAAATCAAAAAGAAGAGGCAAAAGGTTGGTTAGGCTCAAGACGCAAAGATGGTAGAATTGAGTGTGTACCTTTTACTTTAGGTACTGCAACCGGAAGAATGAGTCATAAAAACTTAGTAAATGTTCCAGGAGCTAAAGCAACATTTGGAAAGGAAATGAGAGAAATCTTTATTGCTCCTCGCGATCGAGTTTTAGTTGGATGTGATTTAGCATCTGCACAATTAAGGTTGTTGGCTGCTGCTATGAATGATGAAACATATTCAAAAACAGTTGTTACTGGCAAAGAAGCAGAAGGTACTGATGTTCATACAGTAAATCAAAAGGCTGCTGGGTTACAAACTAGAGCACAAGCTAAAACTTTTATTTATGCATTTTTATTTGGTGCAGGCGATACTAAGATAGGCTCTATTGTTAAAGGTAAAGCTAAAGATGGAAAAGAGCTTAAAGCTAAATTCTTAAAGAGCTTTCCTGCATTAAGTAAATTACAATCTAAATTAAAACTAGACTTTGAAAAATCTGGCGGCAAAACTATTACCGCTCAAGATGGCAGAAAAATACAAGTTGATTCACCGCATAAATTGCTAAATTACTTATTACAAGGTAATGAAGCTATTCTTGCAAAAGAATGGGCAAGCATATCTGCTAAGTTAATAGAAAAAAATAATATTGATTGTAAATTATTAGCTATTATGCATGATGAGCAAAACTTTGAATGTTCTGTTGAAGATGCACCTAAACTAGCAACTGTGCTAGAAAAGGCTGCAACTATAGCAGGTAAACAATTAGGTTTTAATTGTAGAATGGATGGTACATCTAAAATAGGAGAAACTTGGTATGACATACACTAATGGAAAAGTGGATGATGACGACAATGATGGTATTTATTGCGAAAGAGTAAACGGAGAAGTTTTATGTGTAAGCTTTTCCGAATATATAAAAAAGGGTTTTGTGCCTTCTGAAGCAATACCTATCAGAGATATGATTGACCCTCCAAAGGGCCACTAAATAAATTAAGCAATTTAACTTATAGTAATATAGGTTGGATTGCTTTTTTCGCAAATAAGGAGAATAATAAATGGAAATAGATAAACAAGTTGCTTATAAAATGGCTATTAGGTACAAAATAGAAAATCCTAATACTTATCATAGCGTCAATTTTATATCTAAAAAAATTTTCCAACTTCAAACCTATGAATGGTTTCAAAAAGATAACAATAAAAACAACAAGGAGAAATAATGAATAAGTTACCCAATGATTATCAAAACTTTATAGCGTTAAGCAGATACGCACGATGGCTGCCAGACAAAAACAGAAGAGAAACCTGGGAAGAAACTGTAGCAAGATATTTTGATTTTATGGCAGAGCATCTTAAAGAAAATACAGATTTTAAATTAGATACAACAACTAGAAAAAAATTAGAACAAGCAGTTCTTAATTTAGATATTATGCCTAGTATGAGGGCTTTAATGACCGCCGGCACAGCTTTGGCTAAAAATCATATAGCCGGATATAATTGTGCTTATCTTAGTGTAGATCACCCTAAAGCATTTGATGAATGCCTTTATATTTTAATACATGGCACTGGCGTTGGTTTTAGTGTAGAACGCCAACATATAAATAAACTTCCAGAAATACCAGAAGAATTAATTGATGTAGATGATATTATTGTTGTACAAGATTCTAAAGAGGGATGGCAATCTGCATTTAGAAAGCTAATTACATATTTATACAACGGAGAAATGCCTAAATGGGATTTTTCTAGAATTAGAAAAAAGGGAGCTCGGCTTAAAACTTTTGGGGGCAGGGCAAGTGGGCCAGAACCATTGTTGGATTTATTTAACTTTTGTACTAGCATTTTTAAAGAAGCTGGAGGCAGAAAGTTAACAAGTTACGAATGTCATCGTATTATGTGCAAAGTAGCAGAAGTAGTTGTAGTAGGCGGCGTTAGGCGTAGTGCTCTTATTTCATTATCTAATTTAACTGATGAGCGTATGAGAACCGCTAAGTCCGGCCAATGGTGGAGTAATACCCCAGAAATGGCGCTTAGTAACAATAGTGTATGTTATACAGAAAAACCAGATATGAGTATTTTTATGAAAGAATGGACTTCGCTTTATGAATCTAAATCTGGAGAACGCGGTATTTTTAATAGAGAAGCTGCTAAAAAACAAGTTGCTACTACAAATAGACGTGATACTGAACATGATTTTGGCTGCAATCCTTGTAGCGAAATTATATTAAGAGACGGGCAATTTTGTAATTTAACTGAAGTTGTTGTTAGAGCTAATGATAGTTATAAAGATATACAAAACAAAGTTAAGCTTGCTACTATTCTTGGCACTTTCCAAGCTTCTCTTACAAATATTAAAAGACTAAGACCTAAATGGGTTTTTAATACAGAAGAAGAAGCGTTGTTAGGCGTATCACTAACTGGAATTATGGACAATTCATTTATGAATGGCACCCCAGATAAAAGTTATTATGGCAAGAAAAATTTATCCGATTTTCTTACAGATCTTAAAAAGAAATGTGTTGAAACAAATAAAGATTGGTCAGGAAGGCTTGGAATTAGCCAGGCTACTGCAACAACTGCTATTAAACCTAGTGGCACAGTAAGCCAATTAGTAGATTCAGCATCTGGTATTCATACTAGACATAATGATTATTATTTCAGAAGAGTAAGGGCAGATGCAAAAGACCCAATAGCACAGCTTATGGAAGACCAAGGAATACCTTGCGAACCTGATGTTATGAAGCCCGATAGTGTTAAAGTGTTTACATTTCCTATGAAAGCTCCAAAAGGCGCAGTGACTAGAAATGATAGAAATGCTATTGAACAACTTGAGTTGTGGCTTACTTACCAAAGGCATTACTGCGAACATAAACCTAGTGTTACTATTTCTGTCAAAGAACATGAATGGATGGAAGTAGGTGCGTGGGTATACAAGCACTTTGATGAAGTATCAGGCGTTAGTTTCCTACCACATTCAGATCATTCATATCAGCAAGCTCCTTATGAAGACTGCACTAAAGCAGAGTATGAAGAGTTAGCTAAGAAAATGCCTAAAGCCGTTAATTGGGACCTAATTAGTCAATATGAATTAGAAGATACAACTGTAGGAAGTAAAGCATTAGCCTGTACTGGTAGTGTATGCGAGTTGGTTGATTTAGTGGCAGAGGAGTAATGCTATGTCACTATTAATAACTGATATGTGTATTAATTGTGACGTATGCGAGCCTGAGTGTCCTAATGAAGCAATATATATGGGAGAAGAAATCTACGAGATTGACGGAGATAAATGTACTGAATGCGTAGGGCATCATGCTGTTCCTCAATGTGTAGAAGTTTGTCCCGTAGATTGTTGTTTACCGGATCCAGATAGAGTTGAAACACAAGAAGAGCTGTTACTTAAAATAAAATAGGAGAGTTAAATGGCATATAAGTACAAACCAAATAATAGATGGAAGGCCTCTGTAAGAGGGGCCGATTCCAAATGGGAAGGTGAGTTAGAAAAAGGGTTATTAAAAGATTGGGAACATCACCCTGAAAAAGTTTCTTACACAATTAATCATACTTACACTCCTGACTTTGGAAAAGGCAATTTAATAATAGAAGCTAAAGGAAGATTTATGGATAGCGCAGAAGCTAGAAAATATGTATGGATTAGGGATTCTTTACCAAATGGTAAGGAGTTGCTATTTTTATTTTATAATCATAAAACTCCAATGCCTCACTCAAAAGTTCGCAAAGACGGTACAAAATTAACCCATGGCGAATGGGCAACTAAAAATAAATTCAGATGGTATACTGAAAACACAATAACACAAGTAATAGGAGAAAAATAATGGCTACAGTAGCAAAAGTAACAATTCAATTGGTAGACGTAGATTCACCATTTTTAAATACTTCTATAGTAGAAATAGATGAAATTCCAATGAATGACGATGTTCATAGAAATCTTATTCAATTTCTACTTGAAGCTAAACAACCTAAAGAAAATAAAAATAAAAAACCAGCAATTGTTGGTTCTAAGGAGAAAAAATAATGCAATGTAATAAATACCCAGTTATGGAAATAGCAGAAGCCCTTAACACGGCAATTAATTTATATGAAAATATTAACTATAGTGAAGAAATGAAAGAAGAACTAGAAATTACAATTTTAGGATTAATTAAATCTTTAAGAATTGCAGCTTTCCACAGTTCTGAAAAAATAGAAGGAGACGCATGCGAAAAATAATAAAATTTCATGCTGATTGGTGTGGTCCTTGTAAAAATTACGAGCCTATATTTAAAGAAGTAACAAATAAACTTGTAGATTGGGAAATAGAAACGTACGATGTAGATACTCCGAAAGGAACTGAAATGTCTGTTACTTATGGCGTTAATTCTATTCCTACAACAGTTATTATAGTTGATGACAAAAAACCACGAAAATTAGTAGGAGGCTTATCAGCTTCTAATTTAACAAAAGAGCTTAGTGCATAAGCAAATAAAGGGCTATAGTTAGGTTAATACCTAGTTACAGTCCTTTATTTTTGCCTATTGCTTTGTGTTCTTTGTTTTAAAGTACTATAAAATAAGCCTAAGCAAACATAAGCCAAGCACTTAAAAGTAGTCCATATGGAGATCCTGGGGATCAACTTTTTAGTAAAAGGCAAAAATAAAGCTACAAATTGGACAATTATCCAAAATGTAGCTTTATTTTTTGTTTTAGTAACCTCGCCACTCTTTCGTGGCTTTTACTAATTTTTGAGCTTCAACTTTTCTTACATTTGCTTCAGCTTTAGACATCCCGGCTTTAAGATTATCTTGATAAACCTTATTAACCATAAATGTATTAACCTTAGAAGTCCCAGCAAATTTTTCTGGACCACCATTAGCTTTTAGTAATTCAACGTCTGTCATTCCTTGAGCAGACATTACATTGTAGTCTTTATACACAATTATCCTCCTCTAACAACATTAGTAAATCTTTCAACTGGCTCAGCGCCAATATCAAACTTAGTTTCCATAGTTAAGCCTTTAGCTTCAATTTTAGCTAATATGTCTCCTATCGACATACCGGTAGCTTTAGACAACCCTTCAACCATTTTTTGTCTAATATTATAATTAGCATGGAGGTCTTGGAATACTTTTCCAGATAATTGCTTAACAGCTTTAACATCATTTGGGTGGACAAAAAATGCATCATGCACAACCCTAACTTCGATACCGGCGGCATCTGCTGCTTGAACTAATTTATGCAAAAATCCAGCATCCATCATATGAGTTACATTAGGAGCCATTCCTTGAGTTACCATTTTTGCATCAGTTGCAATTTTGTTAATAGCTTCAGGAGATATTTCTTGTTTAGGAACTTGGTTATATACTGTTACCTCTTGACCTCTCCAATTAGGGGCTCTAACAGCTGCTAAATCTGGAACGCCTTCAGGACCAATGGTAGCTCGAAAAGTTCTTTCGCTTCCCATTATGTACTTTGTTAAATCAGTTATATCTCCAGAAGGACCTTCAATTAATAATGGTTTTCTATTTGTTCTAGTATTAAAAATCTTACCTATTAAAGAATTAAATTGTTTAAATTCGTATTGTGTAGCAAGCCCATCATTTAAAGCTCTAGCCATACCTTTATTCCAATGAAATTCCATTAGCTCATCAGGATCAACTCCCCGCTCTAAAATAGCTAATTTTTTTCTACCATCTAATTGAGAATTTAAATCAATCTTAAGTGTGTCATTTCCTGCCCCGTAAGGAACTTTCATAACAATAGGTTTAACAATTCCTCTGTCTCCACCTAAAAATTCGTCAGAAATTTCTTTAAACAAACGAGCTTTTTCAGGGTCGGTTGCAGCTAATTCATCGTAACTTTCTTGCATATATTTGTTGTATTTTACGCCAACATCAGTATACAAATCTTTAGCAATAGCATCATCCGGAACACCTTCGCTTAGTAGCCTTATTTCAGCAGCAGTCAAGCCTGTGCGATCAACAGGATCAGTAAGAACACTTGTTAACTTTAGTATGTTTTCATCGCCATATTGTGCACCAATATGTTGAGAACCTGAAGAAGGGGCATCAACCTCAATCATCATATTAGACTCATAAGGAACACCAGCATCATTTGCTTTCTTAATTCGAGCTACTTCCATAACTCCTCTCAAATAAGGCCCGGCGTCTTTTCTATCCATCCATTTTGGATTCCAATCAGGATTGTCTACATTGTCTAAAGCTTCTTGGCCTTGTTTAAGGTACATGTCTTTATTTTTTAACCAATGTGAATGCCTATCTAACCCTGTACCTTGTATTTTGCTTAAGCCCGCCTTATCATCAAATAAAATTAAATCGTCAACAATTTGATTAAACCCTTCATCCCCGTATACTATAGGTTTTTTAGCTCCAGTAAATCCATGACGAATTGCGCCACCAGAGTTTAAAGAGCCTCCCGAAGGATCTATTGGTGACGTACGGCCACGAGTGTCAACATTGTGTTGCATATACACTTTAGCTTCAGGGTCATTAGCAAATCTTTTTTCTAACTCTTCATCTAGTCTTCTAGTAAAACTTTGTTTAGATTTGTATTGATTGCCTTTAGTTTTAGTTTCTCTAGCAACAGAATCTAACGCTTTTATACGGCTTGAAAATACCGACTCTTTCAATTCAATAAATTGTCTTGAGGTAGCTGGTTTATTTGGAAATGCTTCTTTAAGAGCATCTTGCAAAATATCGTATGCTTCTGTTAGTTCGTCTTGCTCAGTGTCGGTTAACCTGTGCAAATTAAGAGATGCTTTATGCTCTGCTAATGGGCCAGGGCGCTCTTTTAATATGCCTTTTTTGCCTAATGATTTTATTAGTCCAAAGAAATCTTTATCCATACCAAGGGCTTGTCTGCCTAAAATATTTAAAGATTTAATAACTGAAGGAAAACTGGATTCTGATAATTGAACTTTACTTCCCCCAGAAAAGAATTCTGCTTTAGTAGATCCTCTTGGAAATCCGACTATTTCACCAGCTTCATTCATAGCCCAATCACCGTGTGGGTTAATACTAGGATTTCTAGCTTCTCTAGGCCCTTCAAGAGCATTCATTAAGGTTCTTCCACCTGTACGAGCCCAGTCTTTAAAATTTTTATTAGTAGTTAGTAATAGCTCATCTTTAACATCTAGCCCTTTACCAGTTTTAGTTTTAACCATAGCTTCTTCAATAAAGTCGCCTAAGTTACCCCTAGTATAATTTAGCATAACAGCCCCAGCTTCTCTACGTTTAGCAGGTGGCCATCTATCTTTAGTCCCTATAGTCATACGAGCTTCTATTTTGCGTCCAACTTTATCATACAAATCTTGCAAAGATATTCTTTCGTACACTTTGTCATGGCCAGCAACTTTTCTAGCTTGCCCAGCAGCATTTTCGTCAATAACTCTTAATGAATCAATAAACATACCTACAATGTTTTCATCCGACGTGTTTTCTTTTTCAAACATTTTTTTGATGTCATTGTTTTTGCGCATATCTGAAATAGAAGCTTTAAAGCTGTCAGTAGCTTTTGCTATAGAGCCAACAGTTTTATTACCCATTTCAGTTAATTGCATAGTGGCTGGTTTAATTTCAAAAATTTCTTGCACTTGCGCTTCGGGAATAAAAGTTTCAGGCGCATCTGGGCCATCCATAGCTAGCCTAGTTTGCCCTTGACCTAACTTAGAAGCATCAGCTCTTGCGGTTACAACGCCTAGCTCACGGGCTCCATATGCTGCGTTTTGGTCAGCGTAGCTAGTGGGGCTAGTAAATATGCCTTCTCCCCTGCCTTCAGCTGCAGGAGTTGATCCTGCGCGATATCTAAAGTTTCCTTCATTAATATCTCCTTGGGCATTTGTTTGATGAATATAAGTGTCGATTTCACTTCCAGGTTTTTCCCAAGATACAACATTTTGTGCGCCCTTTTTTCCGCCACTAACCATATCATAATCAGTAAAGCGTATGCCATTTTTCCCCTCTTTAGCCATAATGTTTTTTAGCTTAGCGACATTTGCATTACCAATA